AAAAGTTGGTTTATATAAAAAAGGCAAAAGAATTAGAGTGGTACAAGGTAATAAAAAAAAGTCAAAGAGCAAGTTATTTACATAACAAGTTCTCTACTTTATAATTATAAAAGGAGTTATTATGACAAAATTATGCCCAAGAGGAAAAGCAGCAGCAAAACGTAAGTTTAAGGTTTATCCAAGCGCCTATGCAAATGCGTACGCATCAAAGGTTTGTGCAGGTAAAGTTAAAGGACTCGGAGGTAAAAAAAGAAAAGATTTTAGAGGACCCAAACCATCTAGCTCTAAAGTAGCAAGTGCTGCTAAAAGAGTTAGAACAGCCAATAAAGGAGGCGTTATGAAAGTAAAAAAAATGGGATTAGGAGCTATGGCAGCACTAGGTATTGGTGCTGATGATATAAGAGGTAAAGGAGCATTATTACCTTTGTTTGGTTTAGCAGGTATGGCTAAATACGCATCTATGAATAAAAAAAAGAACAGAACAAAAGGTGCAAATATGGGTGATGAAAAAGCAAGAACTGGATTAAGTAAAAAAGAAACTGAGGGTATGAATATGGGAGGTATGGCTTCTCCTTCTGCTACTGGCTCTTACATAAAACAAAACATTGATGGTGACGAGAGTTTTACAAACCCATCTACACAAGCATATTACAAAGGTATGCTAGACTAATGTCTTTAAAAGAGTGGTATGCACAAAAGTGGGTGGACATCGGCTCAAAGAAAAAAGATGGAAGCTATGCAAAATGTGGTAGAAGCAAACAAAAAGCTGATGCAAAGAGAAAATATCCAAAGTGTGTTCCTTTAGCAAAAGCACAAAGAATGACAGAAGGTGAAAAAAGAAGTGCTGTCAAAAGAAAAAGAGCGAAAGCTCAGGGCGTTGCGGGTAAACCAACAAACGTGAGTACATTTACAAAGAAATACTATGGTGGTATGATAGACGTAACTTAGGAGAAATCAATGAGCATTTTAGATAAGGCAAAAGAATTATTTGCAAAAGGTACAAAACCAGAAAGACCAAAATATTTAAGAGGAGATCCTCCAGGACCTAGTGTAAAGGGTAGAACTATATTAGCACAAAAAAAGGCTCAACAACAAGCTAAACAAACAGAAAATCCATACAAAAGTGCAAAGAAAAGCAATGTAGCAAAAGGCACTAAATATGGTTTTGAAAAAAAGAAATCTAAAGTCTCTTCTGGTTTTGGTAAAACAACTGGAGCTTATAAAATTAAAAAAGGTGATACTCTTTCAGGTATAGCAAAAACACATGGCACTACAGTGGCTGCTTTAATGAAAGCCAACAAAGGTATTACAGATAAAAATAAAATAATAGCGGGTGCTGGTTTAACAATACCTGGAATGGGAAAAGCAACCACTAAAAAAACAACTACAAAAAGAGTAGACCCTACAAAAGATCCAAGGTTTCAAAGAATTTTTGGAGCTAACAAACAAAAATCTACAAAAAAACTTAAACCATCACAAATATTAGCACAGAAGAAAAAAGATAGAGCTAAAAAAAGTAATGAAGCTTTAAAAAGATTTTTTTCTGCACCATTTACTACCACTCAAAGACAAAAGGAAAGAAAAGAAGCTTTAAAAAAGAAATTTGGTAGACAAAAAAATATGTCTACTGGTGGTATGGCCTCTATGGATGATTATATGAAAGATTTATTATAGGAGATAATTATGGGCGATAGAATAAACCCAGAACTTTTAAAAAAGCTTAAAAATGATATAAGTAGTGTAGGTGGATCTAAATTAATAAGAAGAGAAAACTCTAATAGAAATCAAGAAGTTGAAGGACTAGATAATATCTTTAGAAAAGAGACTAGAAAAAAAGGATTTGCAATAGTTCCTACATTTGAAAAAACTGGTGATATAAAAACTGGTAGGGATAAAACAAAAGCAGATGTCACACTTGAATCTAAATTTGGTGATGTTACTGTGGGTGGCTCAAAAACAAAAACCCCTTTTGGGTCTGGAGATGAAAAAAAAGTTGAATACAAATATCGTAGAAGCGGTGATAAAGGTTTTGCAGATGTAGGAGGTGGTTTTCGAACTACTAAAGATCCGTTTGGAGAAAAAAGTCAAGATTACTATCTTAAAGGTGAAGCAAGATTTGAATTTAATGAAGGAGGTTTGACTCCAAAACAATCTAAAGAATTAGATTATGATGGTGATGGAACCATAAGAGCTGATGATTTAAAAGCAAAAAGAGAAGGTAAGTTTTCTAGAGGTGGAAGAGCTGCTATAAGAGGTTTTAAATTCGGTGGTATTTTTTAGGAGGTGCTAAGTGGCTACATCAGGAACAACCACCTTCGATCTAAACATAGACGATATTATAGAGGAGGCCTATGAGAGATGCGGTGTTCGCACCTCTAGTGGGTACGACTTAAAATCGGCAAGGCGAAGTTTAAATATTCTTTTCAGCGAATGGGGAAACCGAGGCGTTCATTTATGGAAAGTAGAATTAAAAGAACAACTTCTGACAGCAGGGACAGCAACATACGATGCACCAAGCAACACAAACGACATATTAGAGGCTTATGTTTCCACAACTACTGGAACTACCTCGTCTACAAACGATGTCTCTCTTACAAAAATATCGAGGAGTGAATACGCTGCATTACCTAACAAGGGTTCAACTGGGCAACCTAGCCAGTATTATGTGGACAGACAAACAACTCCAAAAATAAATTTATATCAAACACCAGATGCTAGTACATATAAGTATGTAAAGTATTATTATTTGAAAAGAATTGAGGATGCAGGAGCTTACACTAACACAGCAGATGTAGTATTTCGTTTTATTCCGTGTATGGTTGCAGGACTTGCCTATTATTTAAGTATGAAAAGAAACCCTCAACTAACACAACAAAATAAATTATTGTATGAAGATGAACTACAAAGAGCTTTAACTGAAGATGGACAAAGAACTTCTGTGTACATTACTCCTCAAACATATTATCCACAAGGTGTGTAATGGCATACGCAAGAGGTAAATACGCAAAAGCAATATCTGATAGGTCAGGTATGGCATTTAAATATAACGAAATGGTCAAAGAGTGGAATGGTTCTTTTGTACATATTTCTGAATTTGAAGCAAAACATCCACAAATAAGAAAAAAACATATAAGAGCAGATGCTATAGCTTTAGCAAACGCAAGACCTAGACCACCAGAAAACCAAAAAGAATTTTTATTATTTATTACAAGTGGTTTTTTTGCAGAAAATGGAGATAATGGTATCGGTGGTACAAGTATGACAGTAGCACAAAGTGATTCTATTTTAGGAACTAAACTTACAGCAGTGTCTGTAACTTCAGCAATTGGCACAGACTTTACAGTGGTGATTTCATGACAATTACACACGCAAATTTTTTAACACAAGTAAGAAGTTATACTGAGGTAGATTCTAATGTTTTGAGTGATACTTTGCTTGATCAATTTATAAGAAATGCTGAGTTAGATATTGCAAACAAAGTAGACTACGATGATGTAAGAAAGTATGTGGAGGCAACAACAGTTGCAAGCCAGCGATTTTTAAACACTCCTGATGACACAATGGTTATTCGTTCTGTGCAAATTACAAGTAGTAGCACAAGAGATTTTTTAGAGAAAAGAGATACAAGTTTTATAGCAGAATACAATCCAGGTGATAGCACTTCACAACCTAAATATTATGCTAACTGGGATGATAAAAATATTTTGTTTGCACCAGTACCAGATCAAGCATATACAATACAAATAAATTACATAAAAGATCCAGACCATTTTACATCAAGTAACGATACATATCTATCTAAACATCAAGAATCTTTATTGTTATATGCAGTTTTAGTAGAGTGTTTTGCTTATTTAAAAGGTCCTATGGATATGTACAAACTATATCAAGAGAAGTATACTAGTTCTATACAAGACTTTGCGTTGCAACAAATGGGTCGAAGAAGAAGAGGCGAGTACGATAGTGGTGTTCCACGAGTAAAAGTTCCTTCCCCTTCACCTTAAATAGATAAGGAGTAAAAAATGGCAATAACAACAAGTGTGGTATGTAATGTATTTAAAAGAGATGTTATGAAAGGGGTTCATAATTTTACTAACCCTGGTG